CCCGCCACGCCTACGACTCCATCGGGCATCATCAGCGGGCGGAATTTCTGCATGTAATCGCGGTAGAGCATTTATACCTCTAGTCCGTTGGAAGGCCAGCGGCGGCGAATACCAGCCAGTGGCGTCCCAGCTCGAACTGGATGATCGGATCGAACGCCCCGTGATTGTTACCCCATGCCATGATCTTTGGATAGTCCCGTTCGCGGGGTATCAGCGCAAAAACTGCGTCCACTTCGCCATAGTCACCTGATTCTATCCGGCTGGCAAGAGCGCGTAACTGCGCCGGGATATCCTGGAGGCTCGGCTCTGTGGACAAGGGAACGACGTTCAAATCTGGCATCACTTCCCTTTCTTCTTCGGCAGCGGCGGTCCACCGGGATATCCCGCCGGCGGCGGCAGATCCACCACCATCTTCTGGACATCCACAGGCCCCTCGCGCTCCTCGCGGTTGATTCGTTCCTTGCGTCGCACCTCAGCGAGCCGCAGTTCTTCTTCCTGCTGCTCCTTGATCATCTTCATGTAGAGATCGGTCGAGGCGGTCATCGCCAGTAGCAGCACGCGCTTGCCGACGGCTTCCTCGCCGAGGTGATAGGCCGTCACGTCCGGCTGGCCTGGGGAGAACGGCGTATTGTTGATGTGGCAGGAATCGAGGAAGCGATAGAGCCAATCGCGGCCCTGCTTGGCCTGGAGGATCAGCCGCATTACGTCGAGATCGGCGCGATCCCGCCGCGCCACCTCGCGTCGAGCATTGGCATCCGCGGCAGGATCGGTTGCGTCGAAGGTTTCGAGCGGATCGTCAGACATCAATCGCGCCAGATCGAATCATCTTTCATTCGATCAAGAGCCGCATCCATGTTGCGCTGATGTTCGCTCTTGGATGCGGGGTTCAGTTCGTATGTCGCTGATGTCTGAGCTTTCCACCATAGCTTGAAATTGTCCGTATCGGGCGGCTCGCTCATAACCATCAGCAGGCTTGGTGCAAGCGGGCGTCCGAAATGAAGCAATTCAAGATAAATATCTGCACCTTCCGCGATGGCTCTCCGCTGAGCGTCCGTGAAATGGAAACGCGCGATCGCACTATCTCCCTGCCGCCCCGGCAGTGTACGCAGTGGGCGATACTGAGGCTGGTCTTTGGCGAAGACCGTCTCGAACTTCTCAAGTCCAACCACTACCGGCCCGTCATGAGGTTGCACGATATCAAACATTGGAATTCTCCTTGTTGAACGCCTTCATCACCATCTCACTCCACGCATGAAACACCTTGATCATGCGATAGTCATTCCCGAAGTTCGTGGCATCCAGCCAATCGAACAGCCCCTGCAATCCGAATCGCTCCGATAGCACGCGATTGAGCTCGATCAGAAGCGGAGCGGTCTGGTTCTTGATCTCTGGCAGCTCGGCGCCAAAGTATCGGATCGAATGCGCCATGGCGGCGCTATCGGGTGTCGCGGCCAGGGCCTCGCGCATCTTGCCGCGGAGGTTCGGCGGGACACCGTCGAGCAGCGCCTTACGGAAGGCGGCGTCGACGGCGCTGTCGATGAAGACGACGCCGTTCTCGCGGCGGATAGTGAAGGGTGGGATCACGACCAGATCTCTATCTCGATATCTTCCGCATCGACGCGTTTGAACTGTATCCATTGTTCTTCGGTCAAATATTGCCGAAGTAGTACCGTGCCATCATCATGCACCAGTTGCGGTGGTGGCACTGGCATAATGAGTTCTATGCGAACGCAACGCTGACCATCTGGCCGCGTGATTTTCTGTACCTTGAATGTCATATCTTAATCCTCATCGTCCGCCGGCCGGCTAAGCCCGCAAGCGAGGAACGGGGGAAGTGTGTGAGACACTTTCGCCGGGGACGATGAAGCCCGAGGTTTCGTGTCTCGCTCTGACAAGCCGCGTTAGCCGCACGGCTATTGGTGTCCTCTCGCGAACTCGGCGGCTCCGTGCAACAGAAGGAGAACCAAGACTTGCGCTGCCGCTGTCCCTGCCCGCGAGAGGATTCATGAAAGTCTAACCACCGCCATCTCGAGTAGAGGATTCGGTCGAGAGAAATCGCGAATCATAGCGTCTCGCCATGAGATGCCATTCTTGATCTCGAAACGATGGCATATCCACTGAAGACCATCGCCATGAACGCGCTTGATCGGCTCAATGCACTTGCGATTCCATATCCCATTGGAATAGACACCGAGGCCACGCGCTTCCGTCTGCATGCGATGGACCTTATTCATCAATATTTCTTCCCGGTTGGATACTGGCCGACGGTCATAATAGATAAAAAAGGCGTAGTTCCGGGAGGGAACAGATTCGGTTTTCCGGATCGGTCAATATAGGCTTTGGCAATCTGGCCATCCACAATTTGATCCAGATAAGGTGCGCGTGTCCATCCAAGAGTTTCAGGTGGCACACTGAGATGACCGATAGACATAAGGTCTGCCATCAATGCCTCGTATATCCCGCTGGCAGAATCAACGCCGGTGCTTCCCGCACCGCCCTCTTCACCGCCGCCCGCCGCGCCGCATTCAGCTTGCGCGACATGTCATCCAGCGTCTTGGCCATCTCACTCCACCACAGATCGCCGCGGTGACAGGTGGCTAGCTGCCGGCATCCGCCTGCGGCCTGGTCGATGCCATCCAGAAACCGCTGGCGACATTGTTTCCAAGGCAGCGGATCGCCGCGCAGCACCTCGGTTTCCTTCTGCTGCATCACGAGGCCGAGGCCTGCGTATTGGACGCAGATCCGGCGCGCCTGATCCATCCGGGTCATGAAGCCGCGCCAATAGTCCTCGCGCAGTGGCTCGTGGCGGATCAGATGGGCGCAGGCGTCGGAAACCATCTTCAGGCCTTCGATCACGCGCTCGTAGGACTGTCGTTCGTCCATGAGCGAGCCTTGGCGGATCGGATCGCCATTGGCGTCGGTCGCGATGACTTGCTCGGGTGGGGCGGCGGGGTTGCCGTCGGGGTCGAGGATGATTTCGTCGGTCATGGTTGACCTACACTTTTCGTCATCGGCATCAACGGATTGGGCATCAACGGATTGAGATGGCCCGGCATCGTCACCATGCACGGCGGATGCGACGCGTGTAGCGCGATCTCATTGATATTCTGCAGCAGATTCGTCACCAGCGCCATGCCCGCAGCAATGGCGGCGTCATCGTCCGGTGTCTTTGATCTTCCCTGTGGGATGGCCGCGAAGATCGTATTGACTGCGTCGGAGATCTCTTGGTTGTTCATCGCTTTCGCTCCCTTAGCCGTGGAACGCTGCTATCTATTCGCTCGACTCAGTGATCTGTCAAGTACCCATCACCCCTGCGGCACACTCGCCTGATTCGCTGGCGTCAGCCCCTGCATAACCTGCAGGGCATTCAATGCCCCGCCCGTATCGATCTGGCTGGCATCCTTCGCCGCGCCAGCGACTGCCGGCAGCGTGTGCGTCGCGGCTTGTGCGGCCTGCGCCTGCTGCGCGGCCTGCGCGTTGGCTTTCTGCCGTCCCAGCCGCGTCTGCTTGACATCGTCCTCGCTGTTCATATTCGACACCGCGAATCCGCCCTTCTCCGCATAGCTGCGGAAGGTCTTGTCGAGGTTCACGTTGTCTTCCACGTGAGCATCCGGGTAGCTCTTGCTGACGTTCGTCATCACCGTGAGGATTCGTTCCGTCGCCGCCGTCTCGGCCGCGCGCTGCGCCACAGCGATCATCGTATCGAATTCGATATCGAGCGGAATCCCACGCAGGCTCTGCGGCTTCGGCATCAACATACCACGGCGTCCCATGATCGCGACGGTTCGATTGATGTCGCCAGCGAGTTCCTTGGTCACGCCCTCGACGACAGGCCCAAGTACCTGCATTTTCTCGCCGCGGCGCTCGGCGATCTCCATCTCGTTGCGTGGCTGCACGCCTTCGAGGTTGTCCATCATCTGGAACAGGTCGTTGAAGAACCACTTCTCGACGCGGCCTTCGATCTTCTGGATCAATTGATTCATGTGGTCGAGATCCATGTTGATCTCGTACATGGATTTCATGCCTTTGGCGACATCAGCCACGTAAGTCACGCGGCCGGGAAGGATCGATGAGGGCTGATTCTTCAATCCGATATCGGCCAGCATCGGCGGTCGAACTATCTTCTCGATCGCTTCGGCCTGGCGCACCGTCATCGTATGGAGCTGCAGGATATCCGGCAGCGCATCCATGCCTGGAGAACGGCCATAGGGATCGTTCGATGTCGTGGCCCAGCGCGGCGCTCCGAAGGGTTTTTCACGATAACCCACCATCGAGAGCGGCTGCGGCGTGTTGCGACCCCATTCCCAATAGACTTCGCGATAGGTGAAGTTGCCCGGGACCTTGCCAAGGTTGGTATCACGCATGCCGGGCATCGCGAGCGAGAAGTTCGGCTCGATCGCGTGCGCGACGATGATCTCCGTTTCGAGCGCCGCGCCTTTCTGCTCCCACAGCGCCTGCACATCAGGGCTGCAGCGCTCCAACCCGAAGAACTGCACCATCTGCAGCACGGTCTGCACATAAGTTCGATAGAACGAATTCACTCGGCCATCTGGCCCGACGCCGAGATAATATTCTCCGGCGCATGGATTGTAGCAGCGAATGATCGAATCGCGATCGCCATAGATCAATCGCGGGGCGGTCCCGAATACGGTCAGATCCTCGAACATCTGGGTTGAGGATTCGTAATAGTTCGATCCGTTGAAGACGCGATAGATCCGGTCTTGGGTGTCTTCGAACCAGAGTTGCGCGGCGCGATCGGGCTTGAAGTTCTTCAGGCCCGGCTTGATCTTGAACCACGGGCGGGACGACGACATGATGCCGGATCGGAGCCCGGCGGTGCAGACGCGGACGGCTTGGGATCCGGTTGGGTCTTTGATCGCGCCGTTGATTGCGAGGCCGCGCGACATGGTGTTAGGGACGATTAGCCAGTGGTATCTTCGAGGTAATATAGCACTGGCGAGTGCAGCCCAATGCTCCCACCATGACAGGCGCCAGTTGCGAAGGCCGTAGAGCCTGGCCTCAAGCTGCTGGCGCAGATCTTCCCAGTTCTGATTTTCTTGATACCAGAGTTTCTTGGCGAAGGCTGGGGCATCGGCCAGCAGCGAGGCGTTGGCGAGTTCGTAATGGGCTGTGGTGGCGATGTCGAGCATCAGTGATCGCCGATGAAAGTGCGAGCGTTTGGTAGGATGGATGCCGGCTGTGTTTTCAGTGTCGCTGCTTGCCCCAATCGTTCCGAGAGCCGGCGTTGTACTGTCCTCAGCCACCGGCTGATGTCTTTCCATTCGCTGCGCGATATCGTTCGCGGCAATTTCGCGGGATCAAACGATAGAAGGATGATGGGCTTGCTGGCGCTCATGAACTCGTCTGCCCCAACAACTGCGCCTTCGCCACGCTCGGGGCCGCCACGCCCTGCCCACCTGTTTGCTCAG